TTAAACCGTGTGTTGTTTGCTCCAATTACAATTTTAGATGTATCGGACGAGATAGCTACACTCTGTCCGAAATATTCATTAGGGAAACGATCATAGCTTAATAATTCTTGTGTTAATCTAAATTCTACATTTCCTTGTGTATTAGTATTTTCAAAAACATACACGCTGCCTTGGCTTCGATTATTCAAATCTGCTCTAGGACTAGAAACAATTAACTTAGAGCCGGCGGCATCTATATCCAAGTCAAAGCCAAATTCATCTCCTGTGTCTATGGCTATATTAACACTGTCGTCCTGTACGACATTATCCGCAGATATTGTTTGCCGTAATTCGTATCTACCAAAACTGTTCTTTTCGTATATAAACACTTTTCCTGTAGGTCTATCCGAACTATCGCCTATATTATCCCAAGGAAGACCTACCGGTTCCTGGTTGATGCTTGTAATAGAGCTATCTTCAGGCACAGTGCCGTCGTTTACTAACTTATGATAGGATCCTAAATAACGGACTACATCGCCTTGGTTATATTCATAGTCTGCTCTCCAATCTCCTTTGAAGTTTTCGAAATACTGATCATCACTGAATGGTGCGCCTACCGCTAATATGTTTCCAGTAAAGTTCATCGCAATGCTATGGCCAAATCTATCACCTTGCTTGACTAATTCGTTTTCAATATTGTCTACAGGGCCAATAGACAGAGTAGAGTCCTCGGGTGTGCCCGAAGTTATTATTGGCAAAACAGATCTCATTTGTGTTGCTTGTGTAATTTGCCATTTGTTGCTTTCTGCAGGATTTTTTACATTCGAATCCAGTGAAGGTCTTATATCTTCTAAGGCCTGATAAAAGTTTCCGTCGAACCATACTATACTGTCTTTTCCATATAAAGGATTTGTTTGAACTATGCCGTCGCTTAGGAACAAAAGATTATCACCGTCTTTTTTGGCGATTATTTGATCTTGTTCAAAATATGTCACGCCTGTGGTTCCGTTTACTTCATTCCAATCAGTAATGCCTAGATCTGTAATAATATATGACTGTCCTAATTGTATATCGTTTGCGCCTACCAAAGACCCGCCATCATAAATTCCACGGAAATCTATGTTTTCATAATGTACCCAATCCTCTCCGGTATATCTATAGAGATATACCCTTCCTTGCTTGTTATCTGCTCGGTCGGCCGATACGGCCATAAAGTACTGATTGCCGTCCTTTCCTATTGTGATGTCAGACCCAAAATGTTCATTCTGTGTGGGTCTAGGACTTACAAAACTAAATTCCAATTCCCACTGATCGTTTTTATATTCGTAAATGTTTATAAAACCTTGACCTGTATAACCAGGCGAAGTAGAACCTGAAGTTACAACAGGAATATTTTGTGCTATTTCCCAACGATCATTGTAAACATCGATGGTGCTGGCGTCGCCTATGATTGTTTCTTTTGCCTTCCATAAAAGCCCATCATATTGCACAATGTCTCCTGGAGAATAATTAGAAGAAGGATCAAACCGATCTCTATATTCTGTAGGCACTCCGCTTGCTCTAGGTGCACTAACAACCAGCCATTTATTATCAGGACTAATTGCAATTTTTTCACCAAACGATTTAGATACTACATTTAGCAAGCTAGGCTGGGGTTCTAGAATCTGTTTTACAGAAAGATCAGTATTGTTTTCAAAATAACACAATACACGATCCGATCCAGGTGCACTTGTTATAACTTGACGTCGTTGTTCAACATATAATACTTCATCGCCCAATCTAGCAGGATCGCTTATTCCTGCCGAATCAAGTGTCTTGCCGGTGTATATTGATTGTTTACGCAACACTTCCCATTTATTACTACCGTTGTTATCAACAAAAATCTTTGCATTTTCTTTAAGCAATGCTATTTGCTCTTTGTTAATACTTGCGTAATCACTATATCTGCATTCTTCAAAAATATACAAATTTGTAACTGTGCTTTCATCAAGAACCGGGTCGTCGTCCAATTCTAAAGTATTTTCTATGGTTATTGTTCTTGCAGTGGTATCAATTATTTTGAAAAATCCTCTTAGATTTTCAATTTTTTTAATACCTATATATTCGTCAACTTGTAAATCGTGAATTCTATCAAGAGTAAGTGTAATTCTTGTTTCATCATTTTCATCTATAAGTAAATCTTTAATAGAAATTTCTGATCTTTGAACAAAACGCAAAACTGCCCAGGATAATCCATCAAAGGTTATCCATATGTGATCGTTGTCGTCTACTAAATCGATATCAAGTGTAGGAATGTCATCTCTGGTCCTTACGCTCCAATCAATTTGTTCTAGCGCAACATAACCTGCTGTGTTTCCTAATATTGGCACTTCACTTGTAGGCAATACATCTATTTCAAACGGAGTATCCGCTATCGTAAAGTTCTGTTGGTTAATTCTATAGAAAAAATCATTTTGATTGCTTACATTTTGACTTATAATAACCATTTGAGGATCAGTTTCAAACTTAGAATATTCTAATTCTAGTTCCACTTCCTTTGTTTGATCAACGCCTCCAATAAATCCAGATCTAATTGCCCATTCTTCTTTAAGGTCTAGTGTGTCTTGGTCAGATCTGCTTAATTTGTCAAATACTTTTATTAATGCATTAGGTGTTCCTTTTTCCTGTATAAATCCTTGATAAATCCTAAACTGAGTAACAGGATCATCTGATAAATTTTCAAGATATTGTCTTGGTTGATATCCAATATTGTGCCTTGCTAATAGTTTTTGTGTTTCACTAATACCTGTCGACGTAACATCATAATAATCATCAAAACTATTAATTCTATAATCAAAATTAGGAACCAATTGTTTTTCTGGGGTTGAATCGAGTAGATCCCAAAAGTTTTCATCAAACGATTCAGCACCTGTTTGATTCACAAGACTTACCCAATTAAAACTTTTATACTTTACTATATCTCCTAAATTGTAATCCACAAAGGGTTGCCAAGTCTGTATGTTAACATTATCAAACAAAAAGCCTGGGCTTGTATAATCGCCGTCCCAATCAACGGTTCTAAATCCTCGGGCTTTTATTCTGCCTTGCCTATAACCTGTTACTTTGTCATATATGACGTCATTAAAAACTGTGCGATCTGTAAACAATGCAATATGTTCCTTGAGAACATAATTCAGTTGTACAAAGAATATGCCATCATCTAACTCATCGTCGGTTGTAATTTCGAATGTCTGGAAGTCTCTTGTTGCATTTATGAACCTAGGATCAATCGGACGACCGTCGCTTTTTAACAGGTTATAGGTATAAAAACCATCTAATAAATTTTCTACAACCCCAACAGGTTTATTTACTCTAAGTTTTTGTGCTGATGGAGACAGGGTTATTAAGGAACCTTCTTCCCACTCATGCTGTGTCCAGAACATAAACTCCTTTACAGAAGTTGTCCAATCCTGTGCAGATTGATTTTCGAAGTCATAGTTATCGAAAATAAACCCTTGTGACTCTAAGAATTTGCCATACCCTAAAATTAAATCCACTACTTCTTGTATTGTGCTTAAATTTGTACCGTAGACAAACTTTTTAACCGATCTAGTATCAAATCTCGATCTCTTTAATGCCGTAACTCCGCCAACGATTGGTAATTTAGGCAATTTAGCAAAAAATTGTGTGTCGAAAGATTCTTGGCTTGTATGACTTTGTGTGGCTCTATAAAATACATCATTTACACGAACCACTGTTCCATTGGTATACCTTTGATTAGGCTCCCATTCTACAAAATCTTCTGAAATCCCACCTACTGTTAGTGCCGGGTCATTTTGGCTAGGAAGTGCTTGGAAGTATGAAAAATACGGATCCAGATTATTATAACCTCTTACAGAATATCCTGCATTGTTTTTTTCAATAACTATTCCGCTATATGCTAAAACATCAAAAGGAGTGCTAACATTAAAAATAATATCATAATTTTCTTGAGGTATAAAGATACTTTCTGAACTTGCAGAAGGGCTTTTAGAATCAAGTAAAAATCTCTGTTGATTTTTATCAACAAATCCGCTTAGTCGAGAACTTAAATTAACATCTAAATTATCTATCTTGTTCTGTAAAATCTCTGTGTTTAATCCGTAGTCCTTTAAATATGCTGTAACATAATTAATTAAACCAGCAGACTGATTTCCGTCTATTTGAGGTATGGTGATATCTTCAGTTGTAAAGAATTTTCTTGTATCAGTATCAACTAACTGTCCTCGAATATTTCTAGTTGTCGTTGCCCTATCGAGATTACTTATAATGTAATCGAATGGTTTTAATAAACTAAGGGCAATTACAATTGCAAAAGGATATTCCGAACTTCTCCGCCACGCTGCTTCCACAGGCGCAACATCTCCTAATTTGAAAGATCCCTGATTGTTTACCAGTGAGAAATTTTTAGCAAAACCACTATCGAGGGGGCTTAATAAATTACCAGAATCATCTACAGGAATATGATTCATTAAAGTTGGTCTTTTATATCTATTGTGTATGCCTTGTTTATTACCTTTGCGAATTCTTCCATCTGCAAGATCTTGCCATAATACTAAATTTCCATTTGTATATGGTGCTGGACCGTATTCGTCTATCCACCAGTCTGGCATTTCAGAAAATCCTAACATTTCCCAAGGATGGATGTGTGGTTCGTCAGTATCATAAATGTACATGTATACACCTCTCCAATATCCTGGAAGATTTTCAGTATTTGAAAAATCTGTCATTCGTGAATAGGTGTAAGTAAAGCTATTTTCTGTATCAAAATAGATGTTATTGCTGTAATCTTGATTGGTGTCGAACACCCATCTAAGAAATTCTTTGCTTATTATTTGATCAATTTCTGGTTTATTGTATTCCCCTTCAAAGAAAAAGCCTCCTAATATTTGATCAGGATCAAAAATAGACTCGTCATATGCTACTTTGATATTATTATAAATCCTAAATTCAAGTTCTAATAATAAATCATCTCTAAAATCGCCGTAAGCCGCGGTAACACTTCCGTCATGGCCTTGAATTACTTCTCTAGGAGTAACATAGGTAGTATCTAAATATTTTTTAGGGCGGAACTTTTTATATAATCCTAAAGATGTAGGTGTTGGAGGTATATAATTTGCCGCAGTGCTAATATATTCTCTAATCTGTATACTGTCGCCTTCTTGTAAATCTATGGCTAATGTAATAAATCCAAATGTGCTGTCAAATATGTAATCCTGTCCGTGCAGAAGTTGATTTTCATTTAAGTAAACATAAACGGCACGTCTAGATAATGTTTCTAAATCAAAATTTTCATTTAGTGTGAATGTTTTAATTCCAGGATCGTCAACCGATACATTTATCGAAGTGTATGCTCCGCTTCCTATCATATCGCTGTCTGCGAAAGCAGAAGTGTCCGATTTAGCCTGTCCTAAACTGTTAATAATTGCGTCAACAAAATCAGCAGTATTATCGATATTTTCTAATTCAGCTGCTCTTTTTACAAAATTTGATTTAAAACTTGTGTAATTTTTTTCTGCAAGTTGTAAAGATCTTATCAAGTTTGATTGTTTGTCGCACAACAAGAACACGCTTAACGGCGAAATTCCGCTATGTTTCATGAATCTTTTAGCATTTATGATGTAATCTCCAAGATCCCTAAGATTATTATTTCCTGGATAGTTTCCAGCGAACCTATTATCGAATTCTAATGCTGTAGAAACATGATCACTTAATTGTCCTAGTGTCATTTTATCTAGATCGCTGTTCAAAGGATTATTTTCTAAACCGGTAGGTATTTCATAATAACCTAATTCTGGCTCTACATCGGCAACTAATTTTAAACTTATCACATCATCTTTTACAAATTCACGATCGAACACAAAGACGTTTTGTGTACGTTCGTAATTGTCTCGAATCCGATCCCCATTCAAATAAAACTCAATTTGTGCTGACGAATCTTGATCAAACATATCCCAATTAACAGTTTCTAAAATTACAGACGAGGTTGTATCTTCTATAATAGTAGAATCCACAATAGGCTGTAAATATTTCCTGTCTGTATCAATCCAGCCATTATCTAAAGAACCATTTAACAGATAAAATCCTGTTGCATATTCTATTGTTTGCCTATTTGTGTTTTCACCGTAGTCAAAATTATCTGTATCTAAATGCCATTTAAATTGTATATCACCTATATTTTGAATATTAAGATAATCTATAGAAAGGCCTAATTCACTGTCTTCAGGTCCAGTGCCTTCACTATAGGAAAGTAATTTTGTTCCGTTAAATCCGGAAACAGGATATGTTGTTTCGTCGCTTAAACCTATGTTATTTTCATCGAACAAATCAAACAGTGGAGGTTGATTTACCGCAGTCTTTTCCTGAGACTTTACCCAGTTAGAACCGTTAAAATGGAACATTAACCCTGCATTGTCTCTACCCCTCTGTACTAAAACTCCTTCATTAATAATAGAAAGAGTGTCGACAGTTTCAGCTAGATGAATTTGGCGTTTACCGTTATGTACAATAAATTGAACTTCATATATTTTATTATTTGTTAAAACATCAGTATCAGAAGTTACCAATAATCTTGCACCGTCGAACAACTGTTCACCGTCGACATTATAGCCTGTACTGCCTTCAATTTCACTAAAGACGTCAATTGTAAAATTATCTAAAAAATCAACTGTAGATTTAGCTGTTATTCCATGATTAAAAAGTTTCAGATTTGGTTTAAATTCTATAATCGGTCTTTTTGCTCTCAAATTTTCAGAAGCTGGAAAATCAAGACCTCGACTTTCGTATGCCTGTTTCAATACAGATCTATGGAACCATCTATTGTATCTGCTCCACGGATTAATATCTCTACTGTCTCTTCTAATTACAATGTAATCTTTATCACCTGGAAATGTATCTGCATCGTCAAACGGCAAGGTATCAAACCCTTGGCCATCAAAATTAACTTCGGGAGTAGCTCCTGCAATCACAGGAGGCACAAGTGAATTAAATTTAGTTAAAGTGATCGATTCTCCGACTCCTTCAACAAGCCAAGTACCATCATTATATTTCTTTGGTAGCACTGTACCGTTAAATTCTACAAGAAGGCCGTTCGTAAACTGTATGTCATTTGAACTTTTGTAGTTAATTTTTCCTATAACATCTTTTTCAATATCAATAAACGTGTTTGTGTCAGGATCCGCAACTATTATTTGCCCGGTCCTGTCTCTATCTATATTACTCGCATAATAAAGTAAATCTGGAGCATCAAGCGGAACTTCAAATGTTAATATGCCGATTTCTACCCCACTATTTGTAATGCCATCTGTATAACCAGATTCTGTATCGTCGAATCTAGTTCGTATTTCAAACCCTTCACCGGGAGAATTTACTTGAAATTGATAGGTTTGACCTCTGTATAGTGTTAGTAAAGGATTGTTAGTAGCACCATCAGGGGTAAAAATCCAACTAGATCCGACACCTTGTCTAACTCTGTACGAGCTTTGAATGCCTTGTGCCTGTCCTTGTATTATTACAGAAGGAGGACCCAGTGGCTCCCAAAAGTATTCTCTGTAATTAATTAGCTTATCCCATTCAATTGGGGGATTCCAGCTATAGTGCTCTTGTTCTGTGACTAGATCATCTCTTTCTGAATCATTTCCGAAAAATTTTAGTTGATTTTTTAGATCAAGATAGTCATAAAAATCAGTAATGTCATTTGAATCATTTTTTACGTTAACACCAACTTCTAGTTGGTAACGGCTGCGTAGAGTTTCATCATTATCTAGATATATGTCATCGCCTAGATATGTTTTTCCATATCTTTTACCGATATATCCGACTATTTTGTCAAGAACACCTGGTTGAACCATCGGATCAACCACACCTGACATAAATTTTTTGTTTATTTCCGTTCTAAAAATATTAGGCAGTAGTTCTTCTGTTTTTCTAATCGGTAAACCGCTGTTTGGGAACTTTTTATCAGACATTAAGATTCAGTGCCTCCATTAGGTAAGTTTCCTATACTGTTGTTATTGATCGAAGTCACTACTTCAACATTATCTACATTGGCTCCACTGACAAAAATTTCATCAGGCGCACTTTGAATTTCGAATAGACTGCCAAAAGGTTCGCCCTCTTGCTTTGAAACAATAGTAAAATTACTTATAAAAGGAGACATTTGGTTAAAAATATATGTATTCATTTCGCTTACATAAAATCTATCTCCAAAATCCCAATTATTAATATCAAAAAATCTGTTAATAGCGTTGATAAGTTGAACTTTCAAGTCATTATCTGATATTCTCTGCTCTGGATTTCTCACAACTAAAAATCTAGCTTGTAATTCAGGCTCTGCATCATTACCAAACAGTATTTTGTATTTCACTGGGTTATAAACGATTTCGTCGCTTATACTTTTTATTCTGTTAAGTTGTCCGCCGAACTCTATACGAAGAGAATCTCCTGTTGGTATTTCTGGCTTTGATGCTAAACCTTGCAAATAATTTCTAAATTGTGTATCATATGACCTAGTCAGTATGTAAATGTCTATTAGATTACTAACGCTAGGATCTATCCTCCGATCATCGCTGGCATTATGCACGTATTCGAATTTAAGATTGTTTCTTCCTACAACTGCCTTATATTGACTTTGCAGATCAAATGTGTTTGTAGTACGATTTACTTTTTTTACTCTGTTCTCATTTACATCATAAAAATAAATCAATTGCCCGTTATCTTCATTGTTAATGTTAACGTCTCTTTCGCTTCTAGCAATTTTAAAAACAGAATTATTTTCATTTGGTATAAATGTAAATGTTGTTAGTCCGTACTCGTCTATGGTTTTTTCAAAGAACAAGAAATTTAAATCAGAATCTAGGCCAACGACTTCTTCAAAAGCTTCAGGATTGTCAATTGCTCCGTCTTGGTCAGAATCGTTAAATGCTATTCTGATTTCTTGAGTGCTTTCATATCCATCTGAAAATTTAATAGTTTCTGATATTTCAAACGGAATATCATTTATAATGCTGTCTATTCCGTTTTGATTTGAATTAATACCTAGAACCGAAACTGTGTCTTTGACTACTCTGCCCAGTCTTGAATTGTAAGACCTATCATTTTCATCAAAATAAAATCTATTTTGATTTACACTTCCAAATACGTAATTTAATTTTCTAATACGCACCCTGTAGCCGTTTGGCTGACTAATAAATGCCATAATCCAGCTGGCGTCTAAGCCGCTATTAGAAGTATCTCCTGCAAATCCAAGACTGAAATCAGAAATTGTATTCAAATTGCTTTCTTCTATTAAAACCCATTCAGAATTATCATCATCGTATCTAATTCCAAAATCAAATCCCTGTACAATTTGATTAATCATTTCGTTTTCGAAACTGTTTGGGATGTTCTCTACAAATCTAGGTATAATCCTCGATGCTATTGCATTTTGTGGAATTGACTCACTTAATCTTATCGGTCCTAAACCTGTATCTAAAGCACCTCTTCCTGAATTTGTACCATCACCCACAACGCTGACCACTTTAGCCCAAATATACTCTTTTTTATCTACCGAATCTGCTGGTCCTACAACAATATTGTTGTTTGCATCAAAATGGGATCCGGAAGGCGGAGAGAATTTTATGAGTGAATTAGGTAAAAGATACTTTAGAGCACTGGTGCTAAAAGAACCTACCTGTAAAAACCTGTTGTCAACTGCATTTACAAAGTAACCAGTACTAGATCCATTTAGATCCGTAACATTTGTCCAGCGAGTATTTGTATCAGAGAAAAAGATCTTAGGATAATTTGTAAAATAGAAATTATAAATGCCTGTGCTTTGTAATTCCTTTTCAACATTATTTCTAATATAATTTACAATTTCAGTCCTTGTGTTAAATGTAAAACTGTCTAGCACTTCAGCGGCTTCTTTGTAAATATACCCGTCGTTCGCATAAACTTTTATATCACTGTATCTACCGCTTGCATCGATTATGTCAAAATTCCTGCTTATTCCGCTAGAACTTCTGTTTACACTTCTTACTTTTAAAATATTTTGGCTGCTACTCAATGGAGCAAGATTATAATCTTCTCCTGTTATCATTCTATTTTGTGTGTAATAATTGGCAGGAGCTCTAGCACGGATGCTGTCAACACTTTCTGTTGCAGCCGCATTTGTTACAGAATATTGTAGAGCAAGACCTACTGTAAGGGTGTGTCGTACACCATTTGAGTTAAAATAATCAAAAGATATGCTTATACCTTTCATTTCATTAGGAGCAATTGTGTATTCTAATCCGTTACTAACCCTATAGAATACTCTAAAAGGACCTCTAGGTAGATTTCCATAAACGCCGTCAGCAAATTGCAATCTGATTCTGTCATTTTCTCTAGTTTCGATGGCGTATATGTTTCGTAAACCGTTTTCAACACTATTGTAAGCAATGTTATTACCAGTAAGACTGTTTACCTGTGTCCATTCTCGCGTTTGAACACCGTTTCCGTTAAGAGAATACAGCCAAATATCTTTATCGTTGATATTGGCAGAGTCAACATCCACAGTTTCATTGGTTACAGGAGCATCTATAGTAAAATCTGCAACTTCTAAACTGCCTTGTTTGAATTTTAAATAGAATCCGGTATTAGCACTGCCTGGTCCTTTACCGTCTTGACGGTATACAAAACCCAATTGATTACCAGGTACCGGAGCTTCTTCGTATATTTCTTCTTGATTTTGAAATGATGTGCTTACAATCTCAAAACTCATCGAACGTCCGGCTACATTTTTATCAAAACTAAACACCGGAACATCAGTGGATGCTGTTCTAAAACGGTACTGATCTGTTTGGATGCCTTGTATTAAATCCGTACCTTGGCTTTTTCCGAATTCTGTGTTATCTGTCATTGCAGAATTCAAAATTAAAATAAATTGTTCAGCCCAATTTTCATTTGTAGGGTCATTCCAAGAAACAACTTGCTGAGCTAGATTACGATTGTTGCTGTCTCGTATTGCTTCAGTTGTGCTTACAGAGGTAAATTTTAATAGTCCTTCGGCAGGAAGGTTTCTAGAGGCTTTGTAACTAAGCATCTTAGCAATGCGGAGTACGCTTTCTTTACGTTCTGCAAGTTCGATAAAGTTTTCTCTACTTGCTAGATCAATTCTAAAAGATAAACTCTGTCCTAAAAAAGCAATTGCATCGATTAATGCAAGATATTCGGAACTTTCAATATAATCGTTGAAATCTTCTGGATAATTTTCTCTAATGTAGTTGATAATTACCCTACGAATGTTTTCGAAATCGTATGATTTAAAGTCTGCATTTCGAAAAGTCTGGTAAATTCTAGTCCAGTCTTCGTTTAAAATTAGATTGTTTTGTCTTTCAGTAGTGCTCATAATACCGTCCTATATGATATTTACCTTGCTTTAAAAACTGCTCAGTTTATGACGGCATTATTTTTATCAAAATTAAACGCCATTTTTTCAGTTACGTTGAAAGGAATATAAAGCAAGGCAGCTTCTATCCTTATTCCTTGCGGAGTACTATCAACCGTAATGCTTTGAACACTTATTCTAGGATCATAATTGATAATTGTTTCAACATCTTTAGATATTGTTTCTTTCACTTCATCAGTAAATTGTTCAAATAGCAAATCCCATATTACGGTACCGAAATCAGGGTTTTCTAGTTTTTCGCCTTTACGGATATAAAAATGATTGATTAGATCTTGCTTTACCAAGTCGATGTCGTACAATTTAAATCCTCTATCCTTTGCATGGCTGCTGAAACCTTTGTAAGTTTGTGTCAATGTGCTTTCAGCACCAACAGAAACTGTGTTTTGACCAACTTTCTTTCTATTATACAGGGTTGACATTATTTTTCTCTATCCGTTTCTGTTTTTTTGACGCCTAATGGCAATACATTTTCGTGTTGTGCCCAAGGTTCGTGCATAGGAATTCGCTTCATAATACTATTTAACGTATAATCTTCGAGGTATTTGGTGTCAGCCCATACTTTTTCACCGTCTGTAACTACATTTGTATGCAATTTTAGGTCTGTTATGGTATCAGATAACTGAGCTACGGCAGCAACAGGTCCATTAAGGTCTATCCTTGGTGCTGTGACTGTCATATTACCTCCAGAATTGATATCTAGCGTATCAATAGACGACATAAGAGTTTTTCCAAACGTGTAAAACTCTAAATTGTGTTCTTTATTTCCTTGCCCGGTACTTACTTTTGTGTGTCCCTTGATGTTTACATCCAAGTGTCCGTCGGTATCTGTTTCACTTTCGTTTTTATAAATTCTTGTTTCAATTTTTCCGTTAGCGCCAATCAAGATGTTGGTATTATAGGCACTCTCAATCTGTATTCTGCCAGACTCAAAGCCATTACTGTCTTTAATTTTTCCTTTTTCGTCGGTAGGATTATCTTTTGAATATTCTGCACTGGCTTTCAAATTAATATTTCGGCCTGCCTCCATATTGATGTCTCTATCTGCATAGATATTCACATCGTTTTCCGAATGTACCGACACGCTGTCCTGCGCAAACACATCTATCTTTCCATCTGAAGTTAGTTCTACCCAGGCTGTGCCTCTCGCATTGCCTATGTATATTAAATCTTCTGAATTATGCAATAACAGTTGGTGTCCTGTTCTTGTCCTAATTCTAGTATATTCTTCTGCAGGTATAGTAGGATCGCCTCTTTCGCCGTTCAGGGTATCGGCATATGCCGCTCCTTCACCTAATTCACTTGCCGGTGCTTTTCGTTGAAATCTATCATCGCCGTCGTCCATTACAAACGTTGTCCCGCCTAGACGACTGGTAGGGACAGGGTTTTCGGTTTTATTAAGCGTATCACCTCTTCTTGCTCTTTTGGTTTCGCTTCTTCTGTCTAGTGGGCCTGGAGTCGATATACCGTATACAGAGTTAGGAGGAACTCTTCGTGAAGTAGTTACTGTGGTTCCTCTAGTAGTATCTTCAAGTAGTCCTTGTTCTAGGAAGCGATCAGCTATAGGATGTACTGGTTTTCTAATCTGATCTTCATTTATTAATCTTTCTTCTTGGCCGTTTATTCTTCCATTCATTTCGCCGACCGGTAAGGGTTGTTTGGTATTGTATTTCTTTGCATCGGCATCTGTGAGAGCAGGATTATTTACTGCGCCAATAGCAGGAACCATTCTATGGGCAAATGTTGGAGGGATACAGGCTATCCAATATCCTTGTGCAGGGTCTTCATTTACAAAAACAACCAGAACGTCTGTTCCGGGATCTGGTGGGACAAACCACATACCATAAGATTTTTGAGTATCATTAAAATCTTCTAGATTATTTCCTTGATATTCATACGCAGTATTTCCAAAAAAAGGAAAAGCCGGCCTAACAGTGTATGGCACTTCTCCTAGCTTGTTGCCTCTATCTCTATAAAGTGTCACTTGTAAGGCGCCGCCTAGTGTAGGATCTGCATGTCCTATTACCCTGGCTGTTTGGACTCCGTTTAATTTTCGTCCTATCGTTTGCCAGTGCGGCTGTCTTCCTTCAATGCTCATACGTTAAATTTCCCTTGCTCCAATTGTGGTCCTAACAAATTCATCTATCTGTGCTTCTGTTCCATATACTCTACGCTTTTTACCGCTAATGCTAACAAGTCTACTAGGTTGGCTTCTGTCTATATTAAAGTTTCCTGACAGTAACTTACCAGTTCTCGAACTACGGAAAAGCTTAACTTCTTTTATTTCTTCTTCTTCTTGTTTAGGTTCTGGTGGTGGGAACTGTGATATGTCTATACCGAACACATCTTGAATTAAATTTTTTGCTGATGATTCTGGATCAGAAGGATCTATAGCTGGTTTTTCCTTGCCTTCTACTTTGGTTGCGGTTGCTGATCGTTCGTCAATCTGTATAGGTTTAAAGTCATAATCGATACTTTGTCCGCTCATTCTTAAGCACTTAAGATTTTGCTTAAAAACACCGCTCTCAAAAACATTTTCCACTTTAACGACTTTGTAAATTCCACTAAACGGACTTATGTCGCCGTCGGTGGCAAAGTCATACATACCTGTTTCAGTGTTTACATCATTAGGTGTTCTAAATGCAATATAGATATAAACATCTTGCCCTTCATAGTTCATAGATCCGTCTTGTAAAATTAAATCCGTTAATCCAATTGAACTGAAATAATTGTTAATTCCGCTGTCACTCATGTAATAAGGATCACCTAATACTTCGAGATTTACTACAATTAAATCTTTGCTAGACCCTTCGATAAATGCTTGATGAAATGCCAAAGCAACCTGCTTTTCAGAACTGGTTGTTCCAGGTCCGCCTTTTATTGAATAATCTATAGGCTTAGGTCTAATTCGGCCTGTTCCTAGTTCTGCCACTTGTGCTCTTTGATCGCCGCCTACAGGAGTTTGTGTTTTGTTCGGCGGATCCTCAGCAATACCTTGTTGATTCTGATTCCTTTCTGACGGATTATCCTGTTCAGGAGCCGCTGTGACACCTGTGTAGAATAAATTGTTTATACTAACATCGAATTTTAAAATATCAGTATTTTGTCCTGTATAGATATAATTATATCCTTTGACAATTTTTTCTTGAAGCTTATCATACCCGATTCCAGGTGTAGATGGGTTAGAAAAAATGCTATGATGCACTAAAAAGGGGACCACACGATAA